TTACCGGAAGAGGCGAGAGCAAAGCTTAAAATTATGACGGAAGAGATATTGAAAGACTTTGGGCTTGCAAAGGATACGATAGAAGGATTTATTGATACAGTAAAAAATGTGGGTATTGCGCTACTTGCAATACTTGGTGGTTCTGTGCTGCTGACATTAACCGATATGGTAACAGGCTTAGGTGCTGCTTTTCTAGCGTTTAAACGCAGGATCCCTTTGAATGCAGCGGGTGCCGCTGCAGCTGCTGCCCTGGGTGCAAAAATGTATGAAAGTATGGATGGCAAGCAGATAGTCGAAGATATAGAAAAGGATATCGAAAATCTTCTGTCTGGGAGAACCGCAGAAGATGGCGGTGCAAGACCGTCTGTATCGTCTATTACTCCTAGTGCTGCAGGTGGAACAACAGCTGGTATATCTGATGAAGCTTTACTTAAGCTAGTTAAGAGTAAGGAAAGTGGTGGTAATTATAACGTTGTATTTGGTGGTAATAAATTCACAACACCTGAACAAATTGGTAGACCACTAACACAGATGACCGTCGATGAGGTTATTGATTATCAGGAAAAGTATCTGATCCCGCAATCAAGGGCCGCCGGGTATGGTGTAGATCCAAAAACAAAGCAGGTAATTGGTACAGGTGCTGTTGGTGCATATCAAATAACCAATACAAATATGAGGACGTTTAGAAAGCGCGGGATTGTAAAGGGTACGGATATATTCTCACCTGCCTTACAAGAGACGCTTGCACGTGAGCAATTCTTAAATCCTATCAAGCAAGAAGCAGGTGGGGATTTAGAAAAACTTGCCAAGGCTATGAATAGAACCTGGGAAGGTGTAAAGCAGTCAGAAGTTCTTGCAATGGGTAATCAGACATCGACGCCACCATCAGTTGCAGCTAATATGTCCGTACCACCGACAAGCTCTCAATCAGGTGCAGAGGTAGCAACGAGGTCCGAACAAAACAACGCACCTCCTCCAGTAGTTACAAGTAGTACAAATCGTAATACTTCAGTAAAGGAGGAGGTGCGTATGCCGAAAGGTGCATCTCAACCACTACCAGCAACATCTGCTAGTGGAAGACCACCAAGCGTCGAACATTCGACGCGTGCTAATTAATCCTCAGCAGCAAGCTTCTTGAAGAATTCCATGCTGTCATCATCATCGTCAACAGCAGATGATTGCGGTGCAGCAAAAGCTTCTTTCATTGGCTTAGCACTTGCTTGAGGCTTAGGTTCATCCCATGGTGGGGTATCGTCATCAGCTGCGCGTGATACAGGCTTGACGCTACCAACCAGTCCGAGTACTCGGTACAGCTTATCTTTCAGTTCATCGTACGATTTGAAGTTAGTAGGATCAATGAACTCAGCAAGCTTTTGTTCTTGTTTCCATACAGATTCCATCTTATCGTCTTCAGCGAACAATGGTGCTGGAGTATCGAATTCAGACTTATCGTAGTTACGGTAGCCTTCAACGTTACGAATCTTAACTTTGAAGTTTGCACCTTCCCACAAGTCGAATGGGTTGATTGGTTGCTCATCTTCAAACTCAGGGTTCATAGCCAGGTTCAGCTTGTCCCAGATCTTCTTACCATACTTGAACAGAAGGACTTTACCTTCGTTCTCAGGATGGGCAGTATCTTTAACAATGTAAACGTTGCTGATGTAAGTCAGACGACGCTTTTGTTTGCGGACTTGCTCTTTACCAGCCTCTGTACCATTGTTCCACAATTGTGCATTGTATTCAGATACAGGGTCTTTTTGACCGAGAGTGGTCAAAGACTTTTCAATGTACCAACCACCTGGGCCTTGGAAGCCATGATCCCATACGCGAACGAATGGAATATCTTCGCCAGCAGGTGCAGGTAGGAAACGAATAACAGCATAACCGTTACCAGCTTTATCTACTTCTGGACGCCAAAAGCGATTGTCTTCTGAAGAGCCTTGGGGGGTGTTGAGTTTAGAGACTTCTTGTGTCAGCTTGTCAAAGTTGGATTGACGTGACTTTTTGAGTTGAGAGAAATCAATAGGCATAATATGCTCCTTTGTATGCGTTGTATAGTTTGTATGCGTTTTATTCACAGTACCATGATATAGAAGTATTTATCATACCTCAGCTCTAGCGATTGAGCGCATCACCATATTGTATACGACAGGATTCATCAAATCCAGGTATAACATAATGGTCGCTCTATACTCATCGCTGTTATTATAAACGTTGTGGTAATTGTAAGAATTGAAGTAGTAAGCCTTACCAGGCTCTAGTCTACCCTTTTTCAAACTCTTAAACCACGATGGTTTATAAAGTCGTTTATACCATTTAAACTCCTCACTATCAACCACGCAATAGTCAAAATTGGGTGGCATGTTGATTGGAATTTGAACAGTAATAATGTTCTCTGGCTGTCCGTGCTCGAGTACGTGACTGTGCCATATCAAAGAACGGCGCGGGGCAATTCTCATGATACGACACCTTGATTTAAGATCTCCACCATTCATACCCCTGATGATGCTGTACATGTAAGGACAGCTGTGAATCAGTAATGTAGGTTCGAATCTATCGGTGTTATTTACTATATCACCCTCGTGGAGATCTGTATAGAAACCTCCATCAGAACTTACCAACCCGATACCTGACCAGCTCTTGGCATACCAATTGCGTGCCAGCTTATAGTTAGTATGATAATTTACAAACCCGTAATCCTGTGCAATGTGTAAGTACTCATGCATTAACTGATTCTGATCAATTTCAAAATCAAGTTCTAACCAGGGGATAGTTCTTAGCTTTTCGTAAATATTCATCAGGTAAATTTCTGCAATACAATAGACCTCATTTTATCTTTATCGTAGCTAAAGAACGGTCTGTACTTCTTACATTTAAAATACACTTTAGGCCAGACCACAGGATCGGTTATCCTCCTGTTCCACTTCTTCATGAACCCTACGAGATCATCGAGGATAATCATGGTCTCAATGTTTATTTCCTGCTGTAGAAACAATCTGAGTACTAGCGGGTGCTGTCCTTCGATGACTTGAAAATTAGTGTCGAAGTCTGCTTCGAGTTTATCGAGATCTTGACTGAAGGTGTATGTGAGTGATTCTCGGACTTTGACGAGTTTGAGATACTGTCTATCTGATTGCTCGTTATTGATAAAGTCCCCGATCCAGGTGGGACTGTCATTGTAGAGGAAGTTGGCAACCAAGTAGTCAACCACGTCTCTTCTCTTAGACAACTTGTGGAAAAAGTACTTGTCGTTTCGTTTTTCAAAAGTTGCTTTAGAAGCTCTCGTTCTGCCTTCGTACTTAAAGAAGTCATACGTTTTAGAAGAGAAGTGGTTCTTGATTGCGACATAGGTCTTAAAGGCTTGAAAGGCTTCCATTTACGAAGAACAGGCTTTGTTGTCTAATATAGCGTTCACGCATTGTTGATGCATTTCGAATACCCATTGTATTAAATTGATCGTATACAAAACCACGCTTACTCATCGCGCTAATCCAGTAAGATGCGTGCTGACAGTTAACGTGATGGTGACCGGGCTGACCGGGGAACGCATGAGTCATGATAACGTACTTGCATTGCTTCATAACGTGAATGAAGTTATCCATGTACTTCTCTTCAACGTGCTCAACAAACTCTACCGTCCATGCCAAGTCGTACTGCTTGCCAAGATCCCAACTTCCTTTTGTGAAGTCATGAATCTTAACTAAGCCCTCAATCGAGGCTGGGCGTTCGACAGTAAAGTCTCCATCAAGTCCAACAACATCGAGACCCTTGCGTCTAGCATGATCAACCATACCGCCAGGACCACACCCAATATCAACCATAGAGCCAATACCAAAAGTCTTAATGATGTAGCTAAGCGCTCCATCGTCAATATGTGTTTCATTCTCATGTCCGCCCAGATGTTGTGGTAATGTAGTCATAACGGTAATGTCCTTGTCTTTGGTAAATAATTTTGCTCTTCAGCATCACTTTGTACTTTTGCTTTCATCTTTGCGCTACCCTTAATTAGAGCAGCTGCCGTCTCCACTTCAACCCCGTTCTTCTCACAAAAATACAGAACAGCATCAATATAGTTCAGACGGTTATCTTCAGCAATCTTATCTATTTCCAACATGAAGTCGGAGGGTGTTTTTGTTAAATTTAATTCAAACTCATCCATTATTTAAATACCACTAAAGCAAGCAAGGTTGCCTGAATAAAG